TTTGGTCAACCGAAATCACCGCCACATCGGAAAACGTGCTGGTGGGCACCACGGTGATTGAGGGCGGCAAGAGCGGGCGAACCCAACCTGTCTACCAAACGCGGGAATTTTATGTGGCCAGTTTCGCTGTATCCCTCGCCAATACGCCGCCGCTGGAAGAGGAAGGCAGTGCACGGGAGAGCTTTGAAGATGAGGACGAACTCACCTTTAAACGCCGCCAAGGGATTTCGGCGGTGCGGCGCATCTGGATGAACCGCAACCTTGTCTATGATTTTCGCGCCAACAATCGCGGTGTGAATGGGCGAGATTTGAATGTTGAGATTTATCTGGGCGGCGAAGAGCAAGCCCCCGATGAATTGATCGAGAGCATCGAAGGGATTGGCGAAACGCCCGCCTACCGCGACCATGCTTATCTGCGCTTTGAGACCATTGATTTATCCCGCTACGGCAACCGTTTGCCCAACGTGGAAGCCGAAGTGATCGACACGCTGGGGCGTGTGTTCACCGAAGAAGGCCCGCACGGTCTCGTCGAGGGGCTGGACGGCGATATTTATGTCGTGAACCGCCTGCAACGCACCGTCACCCGCATTGACGGCGCAACGTTTCGGGTTAAGGCAACGATTGGCCGCAGCAGCGCGGATTATCTGGGAAATCTTGACGCACAGCCCGTGCGGGCGGCGGTCAGCCCCGTGGACGGCCACCTGTGGGTGACCTGCCATGCCAACAACACTGTTCAGCGGATTAATCCGGCAACAAACGCGATTGTTGCCACGGTGAACACGGGGATTTACCCGTGGGGCGTCAAAGTCGCTGCCGATGGCTTTGTCTGGATCACCTGTCCGTGGGCGGATTTGGTGCAGAAGATTAATCCGGCCACGGGCAGCGTTGTTTCCAGCTATACGGTGGCCGAATGCCCCACCGAACTGGCCTTTGGCCTTGATGGCGATCTGTGGGTAACCACCAATGAGGGCGTGGTGCGCCTGAACCCAAGCACGGGAGCGGTTAAAGCCACAATTCCCTTGGGCTTTTTCCCCTGGGGCATCGCTGTTAACCCCGTCAATGGCTTTATCTGGGTGGTGGTGAACGGGCAGGATATTTTGCAAGTCATCAATCCTGCAACCAACGCCATCACCAAAACGCTGAACCACGGCACCAACGCCATGGATGTCAGCATTCACCCGCTTGATCCCTACGGCATCGTTTGGTCAACCAGCTACGGCGGCAACCGCGTGCGCAGTTATTCCCCGAAAGAGGGTTTCGCCAAGGACGGCGGCTATCTCTCGCTGATCCAGTACGGCACGGTGGCGTTTCCGGGGCAAGTGCTGGCGCTGCGGGATGGGCGGTTTGTCGTGACGCAGACGAAATACGATTTTGTGCTGATTGGCGAAGGCTACTGATGCTGAATTTTATCGAAAGCGGCGGTGCGCTGCCCGTAAACCAGCTGATCAGCACTAATGTCGGGCTGTCGATTCACAACGTCCAGCGCAAACGGTTAGAAAAATACGGCAAGCAGTACATTGCCACCGACCACCAGCCGGTGCAAAATCTGCTCTCCGAAGGGCAAGCCGATACCAGCAGCGGTGCGGTGAAGAAAAGCCGCCGGGGCTTTCAGGATACCCGCCGCCTGCTGGTCATCAGCCAGTGGTATCGGTATTCGCTGGGCACTACCGCCCGCGACAAAATCCGCCGTGTGCTGCTCGATTGGGCATCCCTCAACATCCCCGATGGCAACCCCATCAACGAGACGCATTTCGAGGGGTTTTTGAAAGCCATCCGTCTGCACCGTGATCTGTTCAGCACATCCGAAAATGCCATTCTGAACGCCTGGCTGACCAAAGTACGGAACGCCGCCGAAGGATTTACCTTCCCCGGCCGCGCCACCCGCTACGGCAACTGGTACACGCATCACCTCAAAAAGTTGCTGTTGTGCTATTACGCCCAGGAAGACACTGCCGCTTTTAATGCGCTGTTGCCGACCATTGATGCCCACGCGCTGGTGAATTTCCCTTACGGCAATGCCGCCGTCATCGTGCCTGCGGTGGGTGTGTCCTTTAACCAATCAGTTCACGATATTCCCCGCGCTGCCACCCATCTTGGCGAGAGCATCGATTATATTCGCCGCGACTCCTTGCATTACCATGTGTATGACGTGGAGCCGTGGCTGGAAATCGCCATCCTCACCGGCAACCGCTACGGGGTGCTGATGGATAATGCCTGGGCGTTTTTGAAAGACAAGCTGTTTTCTGCCACCAAACACTACGAATTTTCTGCCTCTACTGATCCCTTCGATGCGGAACGCTGGCTCGCCAGCCGCCCAGAATATCTTGCGCCCAACGCGCTGTTTATCCCCGGCCATGCCTCGCGGGTGGCTTTGGCTTACAGCCATTTCAAGCGACTGCTGAATCCTGCCTACCAACCTGAAAGCCGAATGATTACGATTGCCAGCCGCTCTGAACGGCTCACTACGGACTGGTATTACTGGTTTCGTTTGTTTTTGGGGTACGCCTGATATGGCCTTGCTGCAGGAAGTGTTGGCGAACCTCTGCCAGAAGGCGGGGCTTGCCCTGTCACAGGTGGATTTATCGCTGGTGACGGGCACCATCGAGGGGTTTGTGGTGAGCAACCGCGCCAGCGTTCGTTCGTCACTGGAGCACCTGCAGCGGGCGTTTTTCCTTGATATCGTCGAGAGCAGCGGCAAGATTCGCTTTGTGCCGCGTGGGCAGGCGTTGGCAGCCACCATCCCCATTGCTGACCTGATTCCGCAAGGCGACGGTAACAGCCGCGAGTTGCTCACCATCACCCGCCGCCAAGAAAGCGAGCTGTCGCAAACGCTGAATGTCAATTATCTCAGCAAAGGTGCTGATTACCAGCAGGGCACGCAGTTGGCGCAGCGGCAGGTGAATCAGGCGGAAAATGCATCAAATGTCACCGTACCCATCGTCATGACCGCCGATTATGCCCGCAAAGTCGCGGATGTGCTGCTCTACACCGAATGGACGGAGCGCACCTCGTACCGTTTCGCCCTGTCGGTGAAGTATGCCTGCCTCGAGCCAGGCGATGTGATTGATATTGTGGCGAACAGTGCCACACACCGCATCCGTTTGCAGAAAACCGCGCTGTCTGGACAACAACTGCGCTGCGAAGGCTTCGCCGAGGACGGCAGCGTCTATAACCAGTCTAACCCTGGCGGCGGTGATACCATCCCCGTGCAGGTGGTGCCGAACGTGGGCGACACGGCGCTGTTCCTGCTGGATATTCCCATGTTGCAGGATGCCGACGATGACGCGGGCTTTTATCTCGCGGTGGACAGGCAGGAAAACAGCAGCTGGCGCGGTGCCACGGTGTATCGTTCAAGCAACACCACCGATTATGGCTTTCTGGCCAGCAGCCCTGTTGCTGCCGTCACTGGCAAGGCCACCACGGTACTGCCGGCAGGGCGCACCACGCTGTGGGATTATCAAAACACCGTGACGGTGGAATTAAGCCGCACGGGCATGCTGCTGTCCGCGCCCGTCCTTGATGTGTTGAATGGCGCGAACGCTGGTCTTCTGGGCAATGAAATTATCCAGTGGCAGACAGCGGAACTCATCGCGCCAAAAACCTACCGCCTCTCAAAACTACTACGCGGACGGCGCGGCACGGAAGCCGCCGTGGGTAGCCATGCCCTCAATGAACGGTTTGTGCTGCTCTCCAGCGGCACGGTGCAGCGCATTCCCGATGGCCTTGACCTCATCGGCGCGGTGCGTTCCTACAAAGCCGTGTCGGCGGGGCGGGACATCACGTCTGCCACGGCAGCCAGTTTCAGCAATACGGCAAAGGGGTTGAAGCCCCTATCGCCGGTGCATCTGAAGGGCAGGCGCAACGGCGTGGGCGATCTCACCATCACATGGAAACGCCGCACCCGCATCGGCGGCGGCTGGCGCGATAATGCCGAGGTGCCGCTGGGGGAAACCAGTGAATTTTATGAGGTTGAGATTTTAAACGGCGTGGCAGTGGTGCGCACCGTTGCTGCCTCCAGCCCCGCGATTACCTACACCGCCGCTCAGCAGACCGCTGACTTCGGCAGCGTGCAGACGGCAATTGCTGTGCGCGTGTATCAACTGTCCGCCACCGTTGGGCGGGGCGCACCTTTGGAGAAAACGATATGAGCACCCCCCGTTTTGCCTTTCCCTACATTCAGTCTGCCCAAGCCCAGAAAGAGGTTACCCATAACGAAGCGTTGCTGATGGTGGATGCGTTGGTGAGCCTAAGCCTCGAAGATCGTCATCTCAGCGCCCCGCCCGTCAGCCCGCAGAACGGCCAGGTGTGGTTTATCAATGGCGCGGGATCAGGGGCTTGGAACGGGCAATCCAACAAACTCGCCCATTACGATAGCGGTCAGTGGTATTTTTATGTCGTGCCCGATGGTCTGCGGACGTGGATCAAGGATGAGGCGGGGTATTTTGTTTACAGCGGCGGCTCGTGGTCCGCGTTCGTGGGTAGCGGGCAGTTTATCACGGTGGCCAGCGTTTCCGCCAATTACGGCGTGCAAGCCAGCGACAGAGGCAAATTGCTGGCGGTGGGCGCTAATACCGCCGCTGTTGAGGTGCGCTTGCCGAGCGCCGCCACCATCGGCAACGGCTTCCCTATCACTCTTAAGAAAACCGACAGCAGCTCGAATTCCGTGACCCTGCGTGCCGCGCAAAACCTGATCACCCAAAGCCAGCAGCTCGACAACGCCGCCTGGACAAAAACCCGCGTCACCGTCACCGCTAACACCGCCGCTGCGCCGGACGGCACCACCACCGCCGACCGTGTGCTGGAAACGGTGGACAATGGCGTGCACGAAATCAAACAGGCCTATAGCAAGCCTGCGGGGGTTACGATTCTCACCGCCGCCGTGCGTCTCAAGGCCGATGGCCGCAGCGAAGCCTACCTGATGCTGGATGACGGCACAGCGACCAATCGGGCACAAATCCGGGCGAACCTTTCCACTGGCGCGGTGCCCTTCACCGACAATACCGGCACTTACACGCTGTTATCGAATAGCGTCACCAGCCTTGGCAGCGGCTGGTACCTGCTCCGTATTACCATCAGCGTGCCCACGGGTGCGAGCAGCGTGACCCAAACCGTGCGCCTGTATAACGCTGGCACGTCCTACGTTGGGGACATCGCCCTTGGCGTGCAGGCGTGGGGCATGCAGCTTCAAGAAGGCAGCCTGCTGGGCGAGTACATGGAAACCACCACCGCTGCGCTGACCCAAACCATTGACGGTGCCAACGCCCAGAGCCTCACCACTCAGCACCAAGCCGTGCAGGTCGTCTCAGACGGCGCAAATTGGCTGATTGCCGCCAAAGCCTAACACAACAAACCCTCGGAGAAACCATGAACGCCGACATTTCCAGTGAAGCTGAACACCTGCCCATTCACGTCGCCAAGTGCGAAGAACGCTACAAAACTCTTGAAATGCGGCTGGGACGGCTGGAACACGCCCTCTACTGGATCGCCGCTGTCCTGATGACGGGCATGGCGACCATTATTTTTAAACTGTTTTTATTGGTACAGGAGATTGGCTAATGTTGACGTTACTCGGATCATTATTGGGGTTTTTGGGCAGTGCGTTTCCCCAAATCCTAAAACTCTTTCAAGAGGCCCATGATCGCCGCCATGAGCTGGCCATTCTTAATTTACAGATGGAGCAACAACGGCAGGGACATCAACAGCGTTTAGAAGAAATCCAAAGGGATGGGGATATCAAACAATCGTTGGCCCTCTACCAGCACGACAGCCAGCCTGCGGGCTACAAATGGGTGGAGGCCCTGCGTGCCAGTGTGCGTCCCGTCCTCACCTATGCGTTCTTCCTGCTGTTCGCGGCGGTGAAAATTGCCGGATTGTACACCATGGTGGGCTTTGACGGGATGTCGCTGGCAGTGGCCCTGCCGCTGATTTGGGATGCCGAAACGCAGGCCCTGTTTGCCGCCATTATGACATTTTGGTTCAGGCAGCGGGCGTTGCGGGGGCGCTGAACGAATGCCACCCTCCCGATGGCTAGAGCCGTGGAAGGGTGACACCCTGGAGCTGCCCCCCTTTTAAATTATTTGGCCAGGAGGGCTGCGCCGTCTCGTGCGGTTTTGAACGGTCAAACACAGCCATTGAAGCCTTAGGAAGTCAACGGAAGAAGCGACAATAATGTATTGATAAATAATGACTTTAGAAGCGTTATTCCGTTGATTGTCTTCGGAATAGAAGCATTCCTTGGGTCATCAACAACCAACCAAGGAGCCAAACATGGAACCCAAATATCCCCACATCACCGTCAAGCTGACAGGCAATGACAGCAACGCCTTTATGGTGCTCGGCCTTTGCTAGCGTGCCGCCCGCGCTGTTGATTTGCCCAAGGAAGAGATCGACGCTTTCCGCGAGGAAGCCACCGCAGGCGATTACAACCACCTGCTGCAAACAGCGATGCGCTGGTTCAACATTGACTAACACCGCACGAGAATGAACGGGAAGCCGCCCTATGATGGGCGGTTTTCTCTTCGTTCTCTCGCCGAAATAATAATCAAAATCAGTGTCTTATTGAGTTGATAGTGTTCGAAATCGAAGCATTCATGGTGTTGTAAGCAACACCAACCGAAAGGAAACACACTATGAAAAAAAACCTCATGAAACGGGTCATTATTGACGTCCAAAACGAAGGCTGCCCTGAAGCGCACATCGCCCCGCTGCTCGACTGCTTTGAAAGTCTGATGGCCACAGCCGCCAGTGCCTCCTGCCGCCGCGCGTATTATGAGCTTGGGGACTTGACGCTGGCCAGCCGCCAAGGTCTCGGGGTCTACAGCCTGGAGATCGCGCGGATGATGGACAACCCCGACCTTAAAAAAACCGACCACGTCTGGACGGGCATCTTCACCGACGGCCAGCACAGCCTTAAGGTAATGGGCTGCCTCGAGGCCTGCTGACCACCAACATACTGCCAACCCAACCGCGCCAGCCTCACAAGCTGGCGCTTTTTTTATGCCTGAATGGAGGAACCATGCGTAACGTCACCCAAGCCGGAATTGACCTCATCAAGCAGTTCGAGGGCTTTTCGCCCACCGTGTACATCTGCCCCGCTGGTTATCCGACCATCGGCTATGGTCATGTGGTAAAACCGCAGGAGCGCGAACAATTTGCGGGTGGCATCACCACCGCCCAAGCTGAAGCCCTGCTGCGTCAGGATGTGCAAACCGCCGAACGCGCCGTCCTGCGCCTAATCACTGTACCCCTAACAGACGGTCAGTTCGATGCGCTGGTCTCGTTCACCTTCAACCTCGGGGCGGGTGCCTTGCAACGCTCAACACTACGCCGCAAGGTTAACCTTGGCGATCATGCCGCCGTGCCTGCGGAGTTTAGGAAATGGGTCTGGGCGGGGGGACGGAAGCTGGAGGGGTTGGTGAGGCGGCGGGAGGCGGAGGCCTATTTTTATCAAAACTAAATATTAGCTACGTCTGGCAAAATTAAGTGTTCTATTACAATAAGCTTTAAGCTCTT